GGTGAATCTGCAGTGTACCTACGAGCTCGTCGTGGAAAAATGTTGTGTTGTCTTGCTCTTAAAGACTTCATAATGGAGCAGTGATAAGATCTTATGTCTTTTGCCCGTCTGTAATATAACTTACTTACTCCTAGAGAAAATGGCTTCGCTATCCTTCCTTTGGTACTTGGAAAGGCTACGCGTACTACAGTACCGCCGCACAAACAACAAGTGTAAACGTTGAATCACCAATAGTCCCTGAGTCTGGTGATGTCTCTGTAACCGATACTCAGAACCAAGTCACATTCGCGGACAGTTCGAATGTGGTTAAGCAAGAGTCAGTGAACCAACTGATGAAAGCTTATGGCGCAACAAATCCATTCCCAAATGAAACGCCAGAAAAAGTCCTAACTAGGGTTGTCAAAATTGAAACAGTCACATGGAATAGTAGCTTTACGTATCAAACTTTTGACCTCCTTAATACAATTGTCCAAGCTTCGGTGCAGCTACAGCACCTTTTGGGAAATTTGAATGGGACGTTCGGAATGTTTCGTTATCTTAGAACAGGGTTCAAGGTAACAATCAAACTGAATTCGACTCCCTATCATCAAGGCGCACTGATAGCCTCATGGATTCCACCTCAATATCAGGACACAAATGCAACCATTCCGGAGCTCGCAGCCGGTAATCATGGTGTCATTCTCTCCGCTTCCACTCAAGATCAGTGTGAATACGACATACCTTTCATAAGTATGAATCCTTGGTTTGATACGTACAAATTCGACACACTTCGGGATGGCCCGAAATTGATTTTGACGAATCTAAATTCCTTGGTAACTTCTTCACCGTCTGTTTCAGATTCAGTTCCTATTACAATCTGGATACAGTTGATGAATCCTGAAGTTACAGGGTTTTTACCAGTATTCTATACTTATGCAACCATCAACTACTGTTACAAGTGGTACTATGAGTACCCAGTCATTGGAGAAAGTAGTTTTTAAGTCGCAGATGCACAGAAAACATGCGAAAGAAGCAAAAGAGGGAGAGAAGAAAGATGCGATTGGACAAGCTGTTAATGCAGTAGCAGATATTGTCGAACCAATGGTCAAGGATATTCCACTCCTGGGAGCAGCAATTTCGATAGGTAGGTCAATTATCGGTTCTTTAGATAAACCTACTTCCGATCAAGCAGCCACGATAATTACGAACCGCGTATTTCGTGGAGCATGCACGCTCACAGGGTCTGATTACCCCGAACCACTGGGTCAACATCCAGTCGAATCAATCACAAAGGACATCGGTCTGGTGTCCTCAGACATGCAAGTGTCCCAGTATGCGCAATTGCCAAACTGGTTTCAGACCGTCACAGCTACAACTGCAGGTGTAGTTTACACGACCCCCGTTCATCCGTTGAAGTTTTATAACTTTGGCAGCGGTGGGCGTTCCAACC